CACAGTGGCGTTGATGGCATGCATTGGGGCATCCGTAGGTACCAAAAGAAAGATGGAACTCGCACAGCTCTTGGAAAGGCACGCGAAGAATCTGAAGACTATGCTAAAAGTCGCGAAAATAGTGGCAAAGGTTCAGAAAGTCTTTCGAACGAAGAACTTAAAAAGTTAAACGAACGACTTAGACTCGAGGCTGACTATAAATCTCTGACAACGGTAAAGCTTGAGAAAGCTGAATCTTTTGTCGGGGATGCGATGAAAAAAGCAGCAAGCCAAGCACTAACTTCATTCGCTAGTGGTCTTATGTTGGGAGCGGCAAAGAGTCTTGTCAAAGAAATAGCTCCATCTCTTGCCGAAGCGGCTGGATTCGGTGTAAAAGCAGCAGTAGCAGCGGCAACCCAAGCACCAGCTCAAGCTCAAGCTCAAGCTCAAGCGCCAGCGGGACAAAAGTTAACAAAGAGTCAACGGAAGGCAGCAGCGGAAGCAGCACGAAAAAATTAATTAATAAAATCATAGGAGGTTATAATGAACACTTTAACCGCAAAAGAACTCCGCATCTTGAATGGGATGTCTCGAGTTCATGATTCCGAAATCAAAATGGGAGATATAATTGCAAGTCTCATCGGAGCTGTTGGTGAGACAGGTACTCCTGTTAACGCAGTTGCAGCAAAGGGAACTTTTTTAATTACCGGAGTTGCCATCGATGGCGAAACGCTGACACTTGATACTCCTACATCTCTAGGAACCAATGTATATGAATTTCTAGCAGACGCTGCACAGACAAAAACAACCGCAACAAATATTGCTGTTGACATCACTGCGGTAAGTACAAAGGCAACTGGCACTCTTACTGTCGATACCAAACCGACTAGTGGCGATACAATGACGATTGGCACAAAAACTTATATTTTCGTACCGGTTGGAACTGCCAATTCAGATGGTGAAATTTCTATCGGTGCCGATCTTCCTGCTGCTAAACTCAACATTGTTGCTGCTATTAATGGTACCGACGGAGTTAATACTCCTAATACCAGTGCATCTGCTGCCGAATTTGTTGCAAATGCTTGTGCTGTGACAACGTTTATTGGTGGAACCGCCGGAAACACTATTACAACAACTGAGACATTCACTGCCGTATCAAACATATTTGCAGCAGCAACTCTTGGCTCTGGGGCAAACTGTACAGCAGCGAATGCTGCCACAGCTCTTATTACTGCTATTACCGCAAGCGATACCCAAGGCGTTTCCGCATCATCGGGTGGTGGAACAAACGTTCTTCTAACCGCAGACGTCGCTGGAATTGTTGGAAACGATATTCTTGTCAGTGATACAATGGCTAATGGAGCAATGACCGCCGCAGCTACAAAACTTAATACTGGTGTCGATGGTACAGTCGCTGTTGGTACAAAATTCATGGTAGATGCTACATATTTGTACACTGCAGTGAATGGAAATACCACTGCCCAAGCTAACTGGCGTCGAATCTCCCTAGGTTCTGCTTATTAATACTAATAAAATTCATATAGGGAGGTGAAGGACTCATTATGAATAGAATAGTCCTTCAACTTGCGGGAAAATCTTATGAAAGGTGGTGATTAATGTTGAACTCTATTGGCCAACGACTCACGCATGCTTGGAATGCTTTTCAACAACGTGATAAATTAGAATCTGATTTATATATACATAAAGATATGGGCCACTTTAATTCAACACAAAACCCCGCCCGTATTAAGCTTTCTCCTCGCAACGAACGATCTATACTAACCACCATTACTAACCGAATTGCACTGGATGTAGCTAGTTTCAACATTGAGCACGTTCGGATCGATGAGACTGGTCAATATCTTGAAACCATTGACGGTCCTCTAAACCAATGTCTTCGTGTCGAAGCAAACAAAGATCAGACAGGTCGAGTACTCATTCAAGATATTGTGATGAGTATGTTTGATGAGGGTTCTGTAGCGGTCGTTCCTGTTGAAACAAGTATTGATCCGATCATAAGTGGTTCTTACAATATATTTTCTCTTCGTACTGGAAAGATTGTTGAGTGGTATCCCAACTATGTTCGGATTGAGGTCTATAATGATCGGACTGGGCAGAAAGAGCGAATCTTAATGCCAAAAAACATTGTTGCCATCATCGAGAATCCTTTATATGCAGTTATGAATGAACCAAACTCTACACTCAAAAGACTTATTCGAAAGTTGAGTCTTTTAGATAGTGTCGATGAAGCTGCAAGTTCGGGAAAACTCGATTTAATTATTCAACTTCCATACACAATTAAATCCGAAGCTCGACAACTCCAAGCTGAAGAACGCTTGAAGGCTATTGAGAGCCAACTTAAGGGAAGTACTTACGGTGTTGCGTATCTCGACTCTACCGAACACATAACCCAGTTAAATCGGCCAGTCGAGAGTAATCTTCTTTCTCAAATTCAATACCTCACAACGCAGTTCTATAACCAGTTAGGTTTCACTGATGACATATTTAACGGAAAAGCAACTGAACCAATTCTTCGTAACTACTATGACCGAACAATTGAACCAATCGTAACAGCCATTGTTGAGGAGTTACTTCGAAAGTTCTTGACAAAAACAGCAAGATCTCAGGGGCAATCAATCATGGGCTTCCGTGATGTGTTTAGATTGATTCCGGCTAATGAAATTGGTAACATTGCTGACGTATTTAGTCGTAACGAAATCCTAACTCCTAATGAATTACGTCAGATCGTTGGACGTAAACCATCAGAAGCACCTCACGCAAGTGAGCTTCAAAATAGAAATATGCCTAATTCAAATACCACCCCTAGCCCTTCCAAGAATAGTAAAGGAGGAAATAGCAATGGCCAAGACCAGCAAACAGAAATTTGATTTTAGTGGTTATGCTACTAAAGTCGGTCTGAAATGCTCGGACGGTCGCACCATTCTTCAAGATGCTTTTGCAGATGCTGATGGTAAGACAGTTCCACTAGTTTATCAACACATGCATAATGATCCCAAAAATATTCTAGGCCACGCAGTTCTCGAGAATCGTAAAGATGGTGTATATGCATATTGTTCGTTGAATGATACTGAATCTGGAAAGACAGCCAAGGCGCTTATCCAGCATGGTGATATTTCAGCACTTAGTATATATGCTAATTCTTTGGTTGAAAAGGCTAAGAACGTCGTTCATGGAGTTATCCGTGAAGTATCGATTGTTATTGCTGGTGCCAACCCAGAAGCGTATATTGATAATCTTGCATTTGAGCATGGTGATGGATCTATCTCTACCGACGAGACAGAAGCAATCATCTGCGCTGGTGCACTGACACACGATGCGCTAAATATTGAGGAGGAAAAGGAAGAGGATATAGTCCATGCTGATTCTGAAAAAGAAACTGTCGGTGATATTTTTGAAAGCCTATCTGATAAACAAAAAACCATGGTATATGCAATGATTGCCCATGCTCTCGAAAATTCTGAAGATCAAGATGTTAAGCATAGTGATGATTCCGAAGACGAAGACGAAGACGAAGACGAAAGTGATTCAGACGGTGACTCAATAAAACATTCAAATAAAGAAGAAGGAGATTCTACAATGAAGAAAAATATTTTTGATAAAGCTGCTACTGCCGCCGAAGGAGATGCACTGAAACACGAGGCATTAACTCGCGACGATCTTCGCGCGATCTTCAATGATGCTCGTCAATCTCAGTCAACACTTAAAAATGCCTTCTTGTCACATGGTTTCTCAACCATCTCTGACGCTTTGGCTGTTTATGAAAATCGCGATCAAGTTTTAGCCCATGTTAATACTTATGGGATCGCAGAAAACGTTGAATATCTATTCCCAGATGCTCGTTCTTCGAGTACTACCCCAGAGTTCCTAAAACGTAAGACCGAATGGGTTGCAAAAGTATTCGGTGCTGCTAAACACATTCCTTTCAGCCGCATCAAGACCATTATGGCTGACATTACTGCTGATGAAGCTCGCGCAAGGGGTTATGTTAAAGGTAATGAGAAAGTTGATGAAGTCATCACTCTTTTGAAACGTACAACCGATCCTACTACTGTGTATAAAAAGCAGAAACTTGACCGTGATGATATTATCGACATCACAGACTTTGACGTTGTTGTTTGGCTGCGTGCTGAAATGCGCATGATGCTCGAAGAGGAAATTGCTCGGGCTCAGCTTGTTGGCGATGGCCGAAGCTCTATGTCCGACGACAAAATAAAGGAAGATAAAATCCGTCCAATCGCTACCGATGATTCTGTATACACAGTTCCGATCACAATGGCCGAATCTGTTACAGTTGCTCAGATGATCGATACCATTATACTTGGTCGTAAGAGTTATCAAGGAACAGGTACTCCTACTTTCTTCACAACTCCTGACATCAATGGCGACATGCTTCTCCTAAAAGACAGCACTGGCCGGAGACTATATAACACCGAAGCAGATCTTGCAGCTGGTATTCGTGCTCGCGAGATCATTGAAGTTCCTGTTATGGAGAATAAGATTGTCGTAGTTACTCCTGCTGCGCTTGGCGTTGCTGGTGTTCAAAAGCGTTTAATCGGTGTTTCTGTTAACATGAGTGATTATTCTCTTGGTGCAGACAAAGGTGGAGCTGTTGCTATGTTTGACGATTTCGACATTGACTTCAACCAATACAAATACCTGATTGAAACTCGTTGTTCCGGTGCATTAACTATGCCTCATTCTGCTATTGCATACTGGAAGACCGAGGCAATTCCTGCTCTCTAATCTTAATCATTAAACCAATTCAAAATGGAAGGAGGTAGTCTATTATGGCTAAATTTTCTGGCATGATAGGCTATGCCGTTCAGAGCGAGACTGCCCCAGGAGTCTGGGAAAATCAAATAATCGAGAAGAGTTATCGAGGTGATATTATTCTATCTCAACAAAGATGGCAGAAAACAGAGGGCGCTAATAACGACCTTAGCCTTGATAACTCAATCTCGGTTATAGCAGATCTCTATGCCTATGCAAATTTTGGATTTATAAAATACGTCATATTGCACGAGCAAAAGTGGAGTGTCAATTCGCTTGCTATCAACAGACCTCGAATCGTTTTACAGATTGGAGGACTTTATAATGGCGGGTAGTAGATTAGATCTCCATGATATTTTTATCGATATTCTTGGGACAAAAAATCAGAACGTGTCTCGAGTATATTTTCAAGCTCCTTCCACAACTAAGATGGAGTATCCATGTATTATTTATAAGCGTTCTAGTAGAAAAGATTTCTTCTCTAACGATCGCATATATTTAGGTATGAAGCAATACTTAGTTACGGTAGTGGATAAGAATCCAGATTCTTTAATTCCTGATAAAATACTGGATATTCCATATTGTTCGTTTTCCACCCACTTTGCGGTAGATGGTCTTAATCATGACATCTATACGCTATATTATTGAAAAGGAGAATTTAATTATGAGTAGATTAGTTTGGGACTCAACTGGTGAAAAATTTGCCGAAGCTGGTGTTAAGTATGGTGTATTGTACCCGATGGTCGGTGGCGTCTATTCCGCTGGTGTGGCCTGGAATGGTCTGACCTCGGTAGGCGAAGCTCCTACTGGTGCAGAAGCTAGTCCGTTTTATGCCGACAATCAGAAGTACCTCGAAATAATGTCTGCGGAAGAATTCGCTGGCACCATCGGCTGCTACACCTACCCAGATGCCTTCAAATCTTGTGTTGGCGAAGGCAGTCTCGTCTCTGGCGTCTCTATCGGACAACAGACTCACACTAAGTTCGGTTTCGTGTATCGCACCGAGATCGTTAATGATACAGAAGGTGTTGACTTTGGTTATAAACTTCATCTTGTCTACAACGCTCTCGCTGGAATCTCTTCTCGAGATCACACGACCATTAACGACTCTCCCGCGTTCGAGGAACTAAGCTTCGACTTCACTGCGACCAAGGTCAACGTGACCGATTCGAGCCCAACGGCTCACTTAGTTATCGACTCCTCTAAGGTTGATGCTGGAACACTGTCAACTTTCGAGACTATCCTGTTCGGAACCACTGGCGTCGATCCTCGCCTTCCTCTTCCGGACGAAATCAAAGCCCTGTTCATCGGCGGAGCTCCTTCTGCGTTGAGCGTGTCCATCCTTCCTGCTGATGCTGCGACTGGTGTTGTTGTTAGCGCCAACATCGTTCTTACGTTCAATAACAAGATCGTGGACGAATCGATTGTCGTCACTTCCTCTGCTGGTGCCATAATCGCTGGTTCCAGGTCCTGGGATGCTGATGGAAAAATTCTCACCTTCGATCCCACTTCGAACCTTTCTCCTGCTACGATGTATCTCGTCACCGTCACTGGCGTCGTAGATATCTACGGGCAGCTGTTAGCTAGTGCTGTCAAGACATTTACAACTGCGTAATATCCTTAATGATATAGGAGGCCCTCTGAAATACGAGGGTCTCTTTTATTAAATAAATCCTAATAGTAGAAGGAGATTAGTATTATGTTGAAACAATCCGTATCCTATATCGACTACGATGGTAACCAGGCCATCCTCGTTTGCTACTTTCACTTGAACAAATTCGAATGGTTAGAACTTGAGACCTATACAAAAGGTGGACTTATCCAAAATCTTGAAAGTGCGTTGGAATCTAACAACGCTAAGAAAACAATCGACCTTTTAAAAAAGATTATCCTTCGTGCTTATGGCGAGAAGAATCCAGAAACTGGCGTATTTGAAAAAGATGACGACCGAGCCATTCGTTTTAGCAAGACCGAAGCCTTCAGTGAACTTTTCTATGACCTTGCATACGACGAGACGAAATCCAGAGAATTCTTCCTTGGACTCATCCCTCCAGAAGTTCGTGCGAAGGCTCAGGAAGAACTTGATAAGGCAAAAACTGTGTCATTTCCTGCTAAGAGGATCGAGGAATAGGAGGGAGTTATGAATGCTTGAGATAATAGTACCAGAGAATGAGTTCTATCATCCTGGGCAAAACAAATTTATTACAGTTCCTTCTTGTACACTATCTCTCGAGCATTCATTAATCTCCGTTGCCAAGTGGGAATCAAAATGGCACCAACCTTACCTAAATGCCCAGAAGAGAACTTCCGCGCAAGAGTTGGATTATGTACGGTGTATGGTTATAGGAACTATAAAAAATGACTATGTGTTCTCAGCGCTATCTTCTGAAAACATTACACAGATCCGAAATTATATTGATGACACAATGACAGCAACGACTTTCGCAAAGACGCCATCTTCAAATAAAAAACAAATAATCACGGCGGAAGTTATATATTCACGGATGTTTGCCAATAATATTCCCATGGAATGTCAAAAATGGCATTTAAATCGTTTACTTTGTCTGATACGAGTCTGTGATATAAGCGGTGCTCCGCCATCCAAAATGAATAAAAAGGATGCAGCAGCTCGCTATGCTGAGCAAAATGCTCTACGTAGGGCTCAGTTTAAATCAAAAGGTTAGTTCTCTATAAAAATTGAGGAGGAAAAATAGGCATGATTAAAATGACTCAACGTGGGTCTTTTAGAAATGCCGAACGATTCTTCGATAATAGCAAAAATCTCAGTCGTAGGCTTAGAACCGCGTTCGAGAGATATGGCGCACAAGGAGTCGAAGCGCTTCGATCGGCGACCCCTATAGACAGTGGCTTAACTGCAGACAGTTGGTCATATACCATTGAGAAGTGGGGAATTGGATTTAACAATTCCAACATTCAAGGTGGCTACTCTGTAGCGCTTTTAATTCAGTATGGGCATGGTACAACAAGTGGCGCATATGTTGAGGGTATCGATTTCATCAATCCTGCTCTTAAACCCATATTTGATTTAATCGCTAGAGAGTGTTGGAGGGAGGTTCAAAACTTATGAATAATGACAAGATTGACAGACGGATAGTGGAGATGTCTTTTGAAAATCAAAAGTTTGAGAAAGGCATCTCTCAATCTAAAAATAGTTTGCAACAGTTTTCGAATGCCCTTAAAAATGCAGATGTTGTTGGAGGGTTTTCGGGTTTAGATAAAGTTATTGGTTTTATGTCTCATTCGTTTTCTTCTTTTGAACAAATCGCAATTGGAGGTCTTCGTAGGATTGGTGAATCGGCAGTTAATGCGGGGGCTCAACTTGTTAAATCTTTAACTATCGGGCAAATCACTGGTGGATTTACTGAATACGAATTAAAGATGAACACCATAAGAGCGATAATGAATTCTACTGGATCTGAGGCAGTAGATGTTCGTGAAAAACTAAAATCTCTTGATGATTATGCAGATAAGACGATTTTCAGTACTAGGGATATGTTCGATAACTTAGCAACATTTACTAATGCTGGAATTCCATTAGAGAAAGCCACAAAATCCATGATAGGTATCGCTAATGCCACTGCATATGCAGGACAAGACGCGAATGCGGCTATGTATGCATATAGGAACTTCTCTGATGCTATTTCTAATGGTTTCATGTCATTAATGGATTGGAGATCTATCAGTCGTGTAGCTAAGATCGGAACCCAAGAATTTAGACAAGAAATCCTTAAAACCGCAGTGGAACTTGGGACTTTAAGCCAAGCTCAAATCGATTCTGGTGAAGTTACAACCCAATTCGAAGATACTTTACAAGAACAGTGGATGACTGCCGATGTAGTAACTGCAGTTCTTAATAAATATGGTGATGCCACAACAGAAGTTGGTGCAAAAGCATGGAAAGCAGCACAAGAAGTAAGAACTTTTTCTGGTATGATGGAGTCTCTCAAAGCTAGTATTGGAACTCAGTTTGCTAATATGTCTGAACTTATTTTTGGAGACTTAGAAGAGGCAAAACGAAACTTTACTTTTCTAAATGCTGTTATGACTACAGTATTTACAAGTGGAGTTAAGAGCGCTAACAATATGCTCGCTGGAGTAAAAGAACTTGGTGGAATTGAGAATGTATTTGAAGGGCTTAAAAATATTACACTTGCACTTCTTTCAATTTTAAAACCAATTACACAGGCATTTGATGAAATCTTTCCGCCAAAAACCAAACAGCAGTGGGTGGTACTTACAAAAATATTTAAAGATTTCACGGCAAGTTTGTTAATCGCTGACTCAACCGGAGATAAAATTAGAAGAACTTTTGCTGGTTTATTTGCAGTTATTGATATTAGTTGGCAACTTGTTAAGTTCCTAGCTAATGCGGTATTTGAACTTTTTAAGATCTTTGTACCACTTGGAGATGGAATTCTTGATACTTCCGCCTCTCTAGGAGACTTTTTAGTTAAGGTCGATAAGGCTATTAAATCTTCTCAGATCTTTCAATACGCTATGTTGACAATTAAAGCTGTTGTAGTTCTTCTTCGTGACGAACTTTCAAGGACTATTTCGATTATAAAAGAGTTTATTATTGGTTTATGGAATGCCGAGGACCCACTCGAATATCTTAGAAAAGCAGGAGAAAATGTTTTCTCTGGTTTCATTGCTGGAATCAAAATGGTAGCATATTGGCTTTCCGAGAAGCTTCCTAAGGCGATAAAGAACATTACTAAATTCTTTAATATGAACTTTGACGAAACTGTTGTTGGTATCTGGCCCACAATTCTTTCTGCATTAAAAGAGGTTGTTGAATTTATTACCGGCGAGGCTACGAATGGTTTCAAAAGTTTTGGTGAAGCTATTAATAGTCTTAATTTTAATAAAATTGCGACCTTTGTTGTTGGCGGCGTCATACTGATGTTCGTTAAACAGTTATCAGACTTAACTGGAGCTATGGCTGGATTCACTAACTCTCTATCTAGTGTTGTTAAAGGATTTTCAAAGAAGTTCTTCACATCATCTCAAGCTGGTGTAATTCGTGAAATCGCAATTACAATCGGTGTACTCGCAGCAAGTATTTGGCTTTTATCCAAAATTCCAGCACCAGAGTTAGAGAAGGCATTAAAAGGATTAGCTGTAGCAATTGGTATATTTGTTGTCGCTTATGCATTAATTCAAGCTATAATTGTTGCTTCGCATAATCTAACAAATAACGATATAAAACAACAAGCTACTTCAGCTTTTGGACTTGTTGGTGTTGCAGCTGCACTATTAGTCATGGCGGCAGGGATCCAGATTATTAGTAAAATCCATAAGGATGATATTTGGAGATGTGTCGGAGTACTTGGTGCAATATTTGTAATGATTACTGGTTATCAAGTTTTGTCGGTATTAATTAGTAAACTTCCAGGTCAACAAAAAGTTAATACAAATTTACTTGCAATGTCCGTCGCTGTTTCACTACTTATTGGATCTTTACTTCTTTTAAAATACATGACTCTTAGCGATATAAAGTCTAGTCTTGGAAAATTAGCAATAATCATGCTTGTTGTTACTGGTTTAGAAGGTATATTTGCATTAACGGCACGAGTCGGTCGTGGAAATAAACTCTCTGCTGGAATTCTACAAATGGCTCTCGGAATTACAGCTATGATCGCAACATTAAAACTTCTCACCTTTATAGATCAAGGAACTATCAAACAAGGTCTTCGTAATCTTACGTTTATTACACTTGTCATTGCCGGAGTTGAACTTGTGATGGGTTTGGTTGGTCGCATAAGTGGAGGAAAAAAGGTTCATTCCAATATTCTATCAATAGAAATTGGGATGCTCGCAATGATCGGACTCGTTGCTATTGTCGGTAACAAGAAGTATATGACGTCTGAAGTTCTCGACCAAGGAATTACTAATCTTGCGAAACTAGCTGGTCTTGTTGTTGGTATTCAATTAATGACAGCATTATCAGCTCGTATTGCTGGTGGAAACAAGGTCCAAAAGATCCTTGGCTCGGTTACCGTCACAATGCTTGCATTCACTGGAATCATCGCCATAGTTGGAAATATGCCACAAGTAGTCATAGACCAGGGTATCATGAACCTAAAGACAATGATTGGTTTAGTTTCAAGCATTCAACTAATGACAGTTCTTGCATCTAAAATTGGTGGTGGCATTAACATGTTCGCTTCCTTAATCGGTATTGCTATAGCTATTGCTACTCTTACTGGAGCACTTTCTATTTTAAGTATTGGCGATCAAGAAGCTCTTCGAAAAGCAGTTATATCATTAACAATTGGTTCTGGTGCAATTCTTATTCTATCATTTGCTATACAGAAAATAATACCAGCTATTAATAAAATATCCAAAGGTTCTAAAGGTTTTATAGTAAATGTTAAAAAGGTTGTATTTGGTCTTTTTGCATTAGGAGCGATTCTTGTCGCGACAGGAGGGTTCTTTTTCCTTTTAGGCACTTTACTTCCTATTATTAAACAGATAGATAAAAAGGATTTTATTATATTTACACTTGGTTTTATAGCATTATCCACAGTATTCATGGCTGTTAATATTATGGGAAAACAGTTAACTAATGGACAATTTAGCGATAAACTAAATGGTCTTAAAGCTGGTTTCTTGGCATTGGGCGGAATTCTTTTGATGACTGCATCTTTCTTTGGTCTTTTAGGTTTCCTCCTTCCTGACATTAAGAAGATAGCACCAAAAGATTTTGCTATATTCGTTCTTGGTTTAGGGGTAATGACTGGTCTGTTATTTGCAGTTAACCTTATGGGAAAACGGCTAAATGATTTACAATTTAGTGATCAATTAAATGGAATTAAAGCTGGTCTTTTTGCATTAGGAGCGATTCTTATTGCGACAGCAGGATTCTTTTTTACTTTAAGTCAAGTTCTAACTATGCCAGGTATTAAAGATTTAACAGTAAAAGACTTGGCGATATTTACTTTTGGCTTAACTATAGTATCCGCATTAGTACTATCTTACGGTCATCTCGGAAAGCAACTAACTAAAGGAGATTTTGGGAAACAATTTGGAGGTTTAGCTTCTGGATTTCTAGCATTAGGAGGGATTCTTCTTCTAACAGCAGGATTCTTTTTTACTTTAAGTAAAATTCTAGCTATGCCTGGTATTAAAGATTTAACTACTGAAGAAGTTGGTATGTTTGTACTTGCAATTGGTGGTGTTGCACTAATTATCGGTGGAATTGCGGTACTTGGAAAAGCTTTTAAGGCGTTAGCTTCTGGTTGGTTAGCAGTCCTTGAAGGTATTGTCGTAGCAATTGTCGGAGTTGGACTTATCGTTTTAGCAACAGTTGGGTTGGCTTTACTTCTAAATAAGTTATTATCAAATTCTAAAGATCTTATCCAAGGACTAGATCTTCTTGCAATAATTGGGGCTGGAATTGGTCGTTTTGTAGGATCTATACTTGGTGGTATCGGCGGCGGAGCTATCGAAGCCATGGGTATAAGCATTGCTAAGTTTTCACAATCACTTAATACTGTATCTTTTTCTCCCTCGGCTCTTCAAGGTATTAAAGATCTTGCGGCAGCTATATTTATAATTACTGGCACCACACTTATAGACGGTCTTGTTAGACTTACTAATTTTGGTGTATCTTCAATGGAATTATTTGGAGACCAACTTTCTGGATTAATCGACGCTCTGAATAAGATATCTGTAGATAAGGCAAACTCAGCATCTCTTATTCTTGCAGCAATGACACCAATGGCAGATGGTCTTAAAGATTTCGCTACGGCAGCTAAAGATGTCCCTGCAAGTGGTGGATTTATTCAAGACTTCTTTGGTGCGCATGACATTGGTCTTTTTGGAAAAGCTCTATCTGCTTTTGTTGATGCATTTACAAACATTACAGTCTTACAAGCTGATCATATGACCAAAGTTCTTGAGGCCATGAAACCAATGGTTGAGAATCTTAAACTATTTGCTAATGCTGCTCAAGGTATTCCAAATAGTGATGGTACATTAGCCAAGTGGATTGGCGATAATAAAATTGACGCATTCGGTCGAGATCTTGTTAGAATGGTTGCCGCGTTCTGCTTAATAACACCAATGTTGGCAACTTATGCATCTAATGTATTATTAGCAATGACCCCAATGATCAATAATTTAAAAGAATTTGCCACAGCAGCTGATGAAATTCCAGAAACTGGCGGATTTATTACAAGGATTTTTGGGGATAATACAGTTGATGGTTTTGGTTTACAACTTACAAATCTTATTTCTATGTTTGGTGGACTGGACGACGATCTACTTAAATTAGCAATCGCCAATCTTCAAACCATGAACGACACAATGTTACCAAATCTTAAAACATTTTCTGAATTTGGCAATAGTCTTGACGCATTTGATAACTTTTCATTAAGTGATTTTGCCAATGATTTTGCAACATTCGTCACTAAATTATCTGGTATTGATTTTACTGTGGTAGCTCCTGCTATGAGAGCAATGGATACAGTTAAGGCATCCTTTCAAGTCTTAGGTGCTACCGTACTTGAGAACGCCAAAGAATCCTTTAAGAATAACAAAGAACCTTTTCAAGCATTGATCGTGTCTATTCTCTCTGAGCCAATTGAAAAGATTGGTAAACAGAAAGATATCATTATAAGTAAACTCACTTCGATCTTCAAGGCAGTTGTAGACAAGAGTGTTGGATATGTTACAAGTTTTAAAACACTTGGTCAAAACATAATCGATGGTTTAATTCTTGGAATTGAGTCTAGACGACCAACAGCAGTTGCCATTACGAAAAATGTTATGTCTTCGATTATATTTGGAGCTTATAAAACAGTTGAATCGCGTTCTCCTAGTAAGGTTTTTGAAAGATTAGGAGAATATTGTACACTTGGTCTAGCTCAAGGTATCAAAGGAAAAACTGACGTTGCCGTAAAGGCTAGTACCAACATGGCCAAAGCAGCAGACGAAGCAGTTCGTAATACTCTAGGAATTCATTCAAATGCTGATACCACAATAGATAGTGGCGAGTATTTTGGCGGTGGATTTGGTGAAGGAGTAGTTAATACTTATTCTGACGTAAAGAACGCCGTTAAGAAGCTAGCCACCGATGCCACAACAACATTAAACGATGGAATTCAAAATGGAATGCCTGATATATTTGAAATGGTACAAGGAAAACTCGGTGCGGCTAATATTGATATTAATAAGGTAACTTCTGATGGACTTACTGGCTTTGTGGAAAACATTCAGAAAGCATTGACGGGCGATTTAGGTGCGTTAGTTACTGCTGCTACAGGAAGTGGAAAGGCTATAGGTGGGGCATTTAACAGTAGCCTAAATGGAGAAAGTGGAATTGGTGGAGCTGTCACAAAGGCTAAAACTGAAATTGAGAAGCTAAAAGAACTTCTTGACGAAAGAAACTTTTATGGAACCATCAACCTCAACGAAGAATTAGCCATGTATCAACAACTTCGTAAAAAATACAAAGAAGGTTCTGAAGAACGCAAACAAATCGATCGTGAAATTTACACTAGACTTAAAACAATCTACGATGCTCAGATATCTTACATCGAAGGTGTCAAGAAGGCTAATAGTGATGCAGAAGCGGAAAAGAAGAAGCTCAAGGATGATTACGATCGAGAGTGGAAGACCGAAGGTGACGCTGCTGATAAACTCGAGGCTGAGGTTAACGCTAAACACGATAAAGATATCTTCGATACTCAGGTCGATGCGGACAAGCGACTTGGTGAAGAGAATGCGAGTTTTGAAAAAAGCAAAACCTCACTTCTCGAGAGATCTGAAACAGAAAGACAGAGACTCCGCGAACAATACGCACAAGATCAACGGTATATTAACGAAAAACTTTTATCAGATATCGACAACCAGAATCAAGCATACGAGAGTGCTGTCAAGTCTCGTGCAGATTCGATCGCTAGCTCCTACGGTTTATTTACGGCAGTTGGACCAGATACTAAATCTACTGGCGCAGGACTTCTGAGGAATCTACAGAGTCAAACTAAGGCGCTTGACGAGTGGAAGAATTCTCTTACTGCACTTGAAGGTCGTGGGGTTGGTGCCACTCTTATTGAAGAGATTCAAGCTATGGGCCCTTCCTCTAAGGCTCAAGTCAAGGCACTTCTAACACTTACTGACGAACAACTTACAGAATATGTTAGTTTGTTCGAAAGTAAGTATTCATTTGCACGTACAAAGGCGGAAGAAGAACTTGTAGGTTTAAAGGATTCCACTGCTGTAGCGATCCAAGGTCTTAATACGCAAGCAGCTATTGATCTTAGTTCTTTAGCGAGTGAGTTTACTAAATCCATGGCTTTAATCGATAGTAATATGGCAATAGACATGGAAGAACTACGTACGACTCACAACGATGCTATAACTAAAATCAATAGCGATCTTGCAGTTAAACTTGGAGAGATTGAAACTACTTGGAAAGAATCTAATAAGAAAATTTTAGATGATTTGTGGGCCAAAAGACTCGAAATGGACGCAGCATACGCGGCTTCTTTAACCAAAATTGACACCGATCTCAAAGCAAGTATAACGGGAATGGAAACTCTGTTTAATTCAACAATGAAGACACTCAAGGGTTTAACCGAAACCGAACTTCTAAAGATGACAGCCGCGTTCACTTCGGGTGGTGTCGATGCCGCTAAAGGTTTCGCTGCTGGTCTTAAGAGCAGTGCTTATCTAGTGACTAACGCAACTGCTGCTCTTGCTAGGGGCGCCGTTACAATAGCCAGGAACATCCTAGACGAGCAGTCTCCAAGTAAAGTCTTCGAAGCAATTGGTAAGTTTGTTAGCATGGGCTTCGCAAATGGCATCACGAACTATGCTCATCAGGCTGAGAAAGCCAGTGAAGAAATGGCGCGTGGACCAATTGCAGCATTATCACAGGCACTTGCTAATATGGAAGAGTCAAATGATTTGTCCTTCACGATCACACCGGTTATTGATCTGAGTGCTCTCCGCTCTACCGATCTTTATAAATTTGTAAATACTCCGGTAAATCTCGGCGCAACATCTGGTAAACTTGCAGGTGCGGCAATTCAAAATGGAAGTCGCGAAAAGGCACAATCTACATCTTCTGTTAATCCGCAACCGACAGCGCCTACTATTTCCCTTATTCAGAATAATTACTCACCGACGGCATTGTCGAGACTTGATATTTATCGGCAGACAAGAAATCAACTCTCGACCATGAAAGGATTGGTGGGAACATGATCAAATCTATAACAGTAACCAATCACCTTGGTGACTCGATTATCCTAGATTTATATTCTCCAGAACTGTCTGGGTTTGTAATTCGAGAAATTCAAGGCCTTGGACCTATTAAGGCTAGTATCAATGCTACTGAGATGGCTACGGGCGATGGTTCAGTCTATAATTCTGCTCGGATTAGTTCGAGGAATATAGTTCTGGACCTCGTCCTGCTCCATTTTCCAGACATTGAAACAAGTCGACAACGGTCCTACAAGTATTTTCCAGTAAAAAGAAGGGTTCGTCTAATCATAGAGACCGACAATAGAATTGTCGAGATCTATGGTTATGTCGAGTCTAATGAGCCAGTGATATTTACCAATCAAGTCACTACCCAGGTCTCAATCATCTGTCCAGATCCATACTTTTATTCACTTCTAAGTACAAGTACTATATTCGCAGGTACAAATCCTCTATTTGCATTTCCGTTCTCAAATGAATCCACATCAACTAAGTTGATCCAGTTTGGTGAGTTGATTATTAACCAAGAACAGACGATTTGGTATGATGGCGACTCGGAGATTGGAATCTTCATTGCAATTCATGCAATTGGAGAAGCAACAAACCTAACGATCGCCAATTCTGGTTCTCAGGAAGTAATGAACATCGACACTGATCGGCTTGAATTGATGACCGGAGATCCTATCATTGCAGGGGATGACATATTCATTTCGACTATAAAGGGACAGAAATCAGTAACGTTACTTCGCGAAGGTATCTACACAAATATTCTGAACTGTCTTGACAAGAATGCTGACTGGTTCCAATTAGTGCGAGGAGATAACGTATTCGCGTTCACTGCTGAAACTGGCGGCACGAATCTTCAGTTCAGGATAGAAAACCAAACAGTTTATGAAGGGGTTTAAGATGGAACTATTAGTTTTAAACGCAAATCTTGAATCCGTTGCGATTGTAGACACTGTTGAATCTCTTTTGTGGACTGGTCGGTATTCTGAGTGTGGAGATTTCGAAATCTACACTCAGGCAACCGCCGACTTGATTGACATTCTGAAGCAGGATAGATATCTGTGGCTTGGAACGTCACCACATGTGATGATCGTCGAGGACCTACAGATCAAATCGGATGTTGAGACTGGAAACTATCTTATTGTCACAGGAAGATCTGTAGAGTCCCTCCTTGATCGTCGTATTATTTGGCAACCAACGGTGTTGACAGGAAGTCTTCAAAATGGTATACAACAACTCTTAAATGAGAATGTTATAGCACCATCAGATCCAGACCGAACAATACCTAATTTTATATTTGACATATCGACAGACATAGCAATTACTTCATTAACTATCGATGCTCAGTTTGTAAGAAACAATCTGTATGAATCGATCAAGAAACTCTGTGTGGCTAACAATATTGGGTTTCGAATAACTCTTTCTGCGGATAACGAATTCGTGTTTAAGCTATTTGCAGGAGCAGATCGATCATATTCACAAATTGCTAATCCTTATGTGGTCTTCTCTCCAAAGTTTGACAACATTATAAATAGCGATTATAAGGAATCAAAGAGAGCCTTAAAGACTGTGTCGCTTGTTGCTGGAGAAGGAGAAGGAGACGATAGAGTGCTAACTACTGTTGGCACTGGAGCCGGATTATCAAGAAGAGAGATATACACAGACGCCAACGATTTGTCTCAGATTGTGAATGCAGAACTAATGTCCGAGGCCGAATATCTTGCGCAATTAGCTCAACGTGGTCTTGAAGATCTTAGTGAAAACGCGCTCATAAGAGATTTCGATGGCCAAGTAGATGCAACAAACATGTTTGTTTATGGAACTGATTTCTTTCTTGGTGATATTGTACAGATCTCTAATGAATACGGGATTGAGGCAAAAGCCAGAGTTACAGAGATCATTCAGACGCAAACTATACAAGGGTCTGATATGTATCCAACATTCGCAATGATCGAATAAGGAGGTTCGCATGAGTGTAACTTTTGGTTTTTATAACTCTATCGCTGGAGATCGTACGTACGATTCTACTCAGGTATCTCAGATGTTTGAGGGCCTAATTGCGGATGGCATATATGCAACTGTTGGCGATGCTCTTGCTGTGGTTGCAGGAACAGGAATGTCGGTAAGTGTAGGCGAAGGACGCGCATGGTTCAATAATACATGGACAAAGAACGATGGCGATTTGATTCTCGCAATTGATGCAGCCGAAGCAGTTCTCAACCGAATCGACACTGTAGTTCTTGAAGTAAATTCCGATGTTGCTAGTAGGACCAATACAATTAAGATTGTTAAAGGAAGCCCGTCTAGTACGCCAGTGGCCGCGACACTAATCAATGCAGGTACTCAACACCAATACCCTCTTGCTACTGTCTACGTTGGTGCGGCAGTAACTGAGATCATTCTAGCAAACATTACAAACACGATTGGTACTGTAGCTTGTCCTTTTGTTACTGGTGTTATCGATACAATCAATGTCGATATGCTTCTTGCACAATGGGACGCTGAATTCAATGATTGGTTTGCACGTTTGGAAAATATCCTGGACGCAAATACTGCAGCTAATTTATTGTTATTAATCAACGGACTTCAAACGTCTAAGGCTGAATTCAAGAATGGATCCGATACATTCATATCCGGACAGACGACAAAACTAGTAAGCGATTCCTTCATCACGGCGAATACTCAGATTATTATATCTCCAATGCAAGACAAGATTGGTTCTTGGTCGGTTACTTCGTCCGCTGGATCATTCACGATTACATCTGATGTAGCCGAGACCTCAAACGTTTCTTTTGATTGGGGAGCAACAAAGACTGGAGCCGCACTACCAGCATAATAGGATAGGAGGAACATAAATGGCACTCGAAACGAAGAGTTTAGGAGAGCAAAAACGTGGAGACTATTTCGCATTTTATGCGGATTTAACCGATGCTTCGCTTGCTCCTATTGTCCTATCCGCAGATCTGATTAGTAGCCAAATTCGCGATCGAGTTGGAACACTCATTGACGATTTGGAAATCTCAACAGATTCTGTTCCCGGAAGATATTTGATCGAAAAGGGCGACACT